TGTTCTTTAACTAGTTTTTCCCACTAGTTACGTACAGTTTCTGAGTGTTAGATGTAGCGAGAAGGTATCTCGGTTCGTTTACGGATATTAACGACTGTTGGTGAACGGGTTGGTGAATTTGGTGATTTCTTTAACTTTTTGGGTCTCTTTGGGGCAACTAGGGAGTTGCGAGGGGCTCTAGGTATTGGTGAAGGAGGGGTCATGTATTGGTCAGTTGCGGTTTTCGCCATTCGGATTGTTGTTCCTACGAGAGGAAATCCAAACAGGTCGGCAGCGGGCGCAATGTACTCGTTAGCGAGCGACATAGCTTTCTGGAACCATTCTCCGAGTCCGTTTTCGCGAACAGGCACTCCAACTGGCAGGTAGGTCAGCGCGTGTGAGAAGATCTCAAGGGCCACAGGATCATATTGTGCGGATGGAGTTGCGAGTACTAGAATACTTCGGTCGGATGGTGTTGGAAATGTTTCCAGATAGATGTTTAGCGTCACTGACAATGACGTTTCGGGAGATAAGCCGATTAACCGGGCGCCACATCCATGAAGAGGATGTATTATGCAAGGGTTGGCAGCGCCGAGTTGTCGGGCTCCGATTTGAGGGGCTAGAGGAGGACAAAAGAGGACATTGGTTGAGTTATCAAGGGGCAATGCGGGTGGAATTAGCTGATTAAAGGCTACGTCTGTAAAACCATCTTGAGATCCAATCACAGGGGTAGTGTAATTGACCATGGTGGGAGGGTTTTCAGAACCGGCAAAACATCCAACTACATAACATCCTTCGCCAGCGGGCCATTGGCGGGATCCGGGGAGCAGCATGGTATCTGCTATAGATGTAGGTGGGGAATTTAGAAGACCACAAGTGTATGTTCCTTGTGCGGTAAAGCCAGCATTATTGTTGAGAGAGAAAAAACGGTACCCAGTTGAGCTGAGCACGGAATTTGGTTGACGGTAGACAATTGCTTGTCCTTGCTTGTGTAATGGAGCGGTAGTATTTACAACTTCGAATCCAATACCGACAACGCGCTGGGTTCCAGCGGCGAAGGCATCGGGCAAAGTTATGTTACGAATGAAGTTACTGTTGATACCATAGTTCATGGTACCATCGGCAAGGACTCCGGCGATAGATAATCCGCCGAAGTTGGATTGTGGGTCAACTGTGTCATACAATATTGCATCGTTAATCTTTCCAGTATAGGTGTGATTAGCAGTGTTATTGAAATTCAGGGTGTTTAAGAAAGGCCAGAGGTCAATGTAACAGTCCCAATTGGCGGTGGCGCCTTGGTTTGTTGTAATACTCTGGGTTTGCTTGATCAATCTTACGACTGAGGAAGCGGTTTCGAGGTCAGGCCAACCTTGTAGGTCTTTGAGTTGTGAGTCGTGGAAGGGGTCGAGTGCGGCTATCAAGAAGTCGCGACCGGAGTCGGTTAGCTCTCCAGCTTTAACTGCGTTCGATAGAACTCTTTCGGATCGGGTAATTTTATCCATGTTGGTACTTTTCAGGGGGTTCAGAATTTGGTACTGTACGCGCATCCAGGTTTCGGATGGGTGCGATATTTATTTAGCGCCACGCAAGGCGCCAATCATGATTATCCATAATCACGTTGAGCGAGGGTCACCCAACGGTCATCCATCAATATGCATGGGAAGGGAGCGGAATATATTTGTTTATCAAGATCAATCGGATTAAATCCATATCTTCTGACGAACATCTCAATTGCGACTTCAGCATCTAAATCGATTTCTTCACGAGTTAGAGCGGTCTTAAACTGATGTCGGGAATAAGCTTCAACATCTGTATCAACGAGACGCATTGATCTTAGCACAAACGGACCCAAGATAGGGTAGTCGTAAGGTACATTTTTATATCCTGCGGCAACTGCTTTGCCGGCCATGCGATGCGCTAGCATGGTCTCTTTTCCTTTGAAAATTGAGGAAGGGTCTGTTACTATTTTTCCTAGTTTTATCATCGCTGAGGGCAGCGGCAACCATTTCATTTTTCCTTCGGCAGTAGGTACCCACCATCCCTTGAGGAATGTTGGTCCATCTAGAGGACTGTCAAAGAATTTAAGTTTGGACTCAAAACCAAGTTTGGACAACCTAGTCAAGTCGAATTTACCTTTTTTACACGCGAACAAACAACCAAAAATACTTACGGATGTATTTCCAAAAGTGGTGTCACCACCTCCGGAAAAACGTTGGACTGGAGCTTTCATTTTAACGCTCATCCGTGGACCAAATTTATTCGATCCTTTTCTGGGTTTATAGACTGGAGTTGTGCGAGTGGAACTTCGCATTTTTCCTATTATTGTTCTAGGAACTCCTATTCGTTCGATCAACCAATATTCTGCTTCGAGGGCATGGAAACTTTGTGTTCTGTCATACCTTGAAAAATCGTTCTCTATGAAGCGTATCACCTTAGTTATTGGATTAACGTGAATAGCAAAGAAGTCATCTCCAGCGAGTATACAATGTACACGTTCGAGTTTCGAGTTTTTGGATTGGTTGTATATCAAAATGTCAGCCATGGCGCGTTCGTACCAGATGTCAAGTTGCTCATCGTTCATTCCTGATCCGAATGTGAGAGTAAGTTGAACACCATTGTAAGTGTATAGATTGTCAATATTGAATAAGTATTGTTTAGCATATTTAGTGACTAAATCCATTGCTTTATATACGATAGCTTGTAGGTCTGGATGCACATTCTGTATTACACGGGGCTTGATTGATAGTTGGGTGGAGTTTGGGTCTAACTGTTTTGGAAAAAGGACTTCATCCGATTTCAGAAAACATTCTACTTTGGCCCATGAGGTATTTTCACCCTCTCTCTTTCGATCAAGGGCATTGGCAGCACGATTCTTTTTAGCTGCACTTCCAAAGTGTTTAACCCATTCTTCTGAGGTAATTAATTGTTCTATTATAGTTGCGGGATTCCTGAATTTGAAAATTCGTTTTTTGTTTATATCGTTGATCAAAAGGGACCACCTCTTACCGACCTTGCAGGTCTTGGATGGTTTATTAGGAGAACATATAGTTTCACATAAGTGCAAAGGATTGGTGGCGGCCAATATTGCAGCATTACGAACTGAATATGCAAACATAAAAGCTTCTTCTCCGGCTGGTCTTACCATCATAGCTTTAGTTCCCAATAACACCCATTGTCCTGGGGTGCTGTTGAAGTCTTTCAACTTTTCTCGTGTTCTTTTGTCTATACCGAAGTAATAAGAAGGGAGGAACATAGGCGTAGCTTGTGTGATGGTGTCCATTTGGAGTTTCATGTGATTCAATTCAACGAATGCATCAAAGAAAATTTCAAAATCAGGTGATGTTTGTTGTGGTAGGGTAGGAATTATTTGTTTTTGTTCATTAGGGATAATCATTTCTTCGACTTTGTTTTCTGGGCGGTCAGAAACTCTGTCGCTTTCGGTAGGTTCACCGAGCATCTCGAACGTTTTTGAGATTAGAATGAATACTAAGACTGATAGTAAATATACGTTCATTGTGAGGAAATTAGATGAGAGGGCCATTTTGGAAATAGAGGGCAATAAACCCATAAATAGGAAATTGAAAGCACTGTGTGCCATAATTGATCTGAATAATGTAGATCGTTTTAGAATAATGTTATGACATACATAGCGATAGGCAGCTTCTTTAAGTAATGATGATATAAAAGGAAGAAATATGTGTGTAGGCGGAATAACTCCACCCCACGTTTGCAGAAATCCATATTTATAAACCTCATATAAGGGTAATATGGTTCGGACGATTGGGAACTTGTGTTTGGCAACTTCTTCGACGATGGGGTCAAAGATACAAGCTCCAGCCATCACTGTGAGGTTTAGAACTTCGGAAACTAAGGTTGAGGAAAGAGCGACTGTATATCCTGATTGGGTTCGAGAAAAGAACCTATATCCGGCGTATCCTAAGCATAAAAGGCCTAAGCCAAGCTCATTATACGAAAAATATTTGTGTCTACCTAGTATATTCTCAGGAGGTGGACTCGGACGTTTACTCGCTTTCAAGATATCCAAGGATGGAGTAAATTGTTGAAAGTTAGCTTTAACGGAGTTGGCTTCTTGTTCAATATTCTGGTAAAGGATGTAGTCTACTGTGTCTTGGACGACGACAGCTCTTGGGATGTTCCAATGTTCAAAGATTTCTTCATAATCTTTCCCGTTCAAGTCGTTTGTAACTGTATCCACAAGGGATGCGATCTTGAAGGGTGCACGGGTTTGATATATCATCATCGGCATATATCTGTTGGCGGTTTCCAAATCAACGTATAGATCTCGGTTGAATGAAGATTTGGTTAGCGCGTCACGTCGGGCCACACCGGACGTTATGAATAGGCTTTTGCACACTCGCACTATCTTCTCTAAGCAGTTTTCAGCTTCTAAGTAAATAATTCCGGATTGTTTGTGGGGTGCAGGGAGGGGAATGGTATTCTTGGTTTTCGATTTGGATACGATTTCGGCTTTAAGTATAAAATAATCCATTACGTTTTCCTTTCTGATCCAAAACATATTGTTGTTTTTGCCTTCGACAAAGTTGGTCGATTCGAAAGCACGCGTATGTTTGATTTCGTGAGGAACCCATAATTCGGAGTCGGATCCAGGTTTTTGGTATAGTATTCCATCTTCTATATAATATGGGGCGGTATCAAAGTTAATACCCGCTACTGTATTGAGTCCATAGAATTGTTGCACGAAGTAAATGTTTTGGCAAGGCAAGTCTGTATAGTGGGCAGGACCGTAGTGGTAGATATCAACTACTAATAACGTGTGAGTTGAGTCAGGTTGGATGGAAGGCCATTTCGTTAATGATTGTGTATATTCGACGACGTCTTTTGGGGTGACGATGGGTCGATACCATTCGAAGGTGATCAAATTGGCTACTGTAGGATATTTCTTATAGATTCGGGTTAAAATTTTCTCCATTAGTACCATTGTTCTTTTTCCTCCGTAGTAATCGAGGATGTGGCAGGGGCGGTTTTCAGATCGGTGTTGCAATAGTATTTTAATTATAGTTTTGAGCTCGGCAATCTGTCGGGATGTGGCAGCATTTAGATGGTCATGCTGTTTTCCTATGGTCAGGGTCGCCTGGAACCCGTGGTCAACGGGATTTATACCAGGGGCGAGCAGGATTCGCGTCTGCTCGACTTGTTTGACTATTTCCATTATTACTGAAGAATAGTTTCGGGGTAATACAACTGGTACACTTACGGTAGGGACCGCACTAGGGTAAGTGACGAGAGGGTTAGCTTTGCTGAATATTCCATAAACTCCCTTGAGATCATTAAGAAATGCACGATACGTTCCTGAAAACAAAGTCGTCACAAAATCCAAGATGGACTTATAGATCGGACTAGGTTTAATTAGAACTAGTGCAATTAATGCGGGGAGGATTATTCCTTTGGTGAAAGAAATGGTAGGGGTTATCAGCCCACGAAGGCTGGGGTTAGTAGACATTTAAGAAAACTA